CTCTTTCGAGGTCTTCTCACTTAGTCTCTCACGGTGGGTCACTTTTGTCAAGATCACCTTCCGCCTTGTTTCCCTGTTTTCAGGGGGTTCAAGTCAATCAGAGAAGATTTACAAGCAGCTTCTTTTTTTTCGCTGCAAGGCTGGATTCGCACCAGCGTACCACCTAACCTTTAATGGTACAAGTTTCCAAGAAGTTTTTCAGCAGCTGAGAATTCAGCAAGCTTAAGCATTTTCATACCTTCTGGAACTAGATCTCTGATTTTTGAAGCGTACACTTCTTTAAAATGACCGTCAAGCGTCGCGACGGTGTTTGTTGATTCAATAGCCATTTTGATTTCCTTTTTTGTTTAAGATAATTAAGTTGTTTATAACGAAGTTATATTCTTCCTAACTAGCTTGTCCAAAGTCCGTGGATATTTGGAGGCATCGTATGTACTAAATACACTTACTTATAAGCTAAGGGTGTTATTACAAGTATTTATAATAACACCCCTATAAATTCAATAAGTTATTTCTTTCCTAACTGACGAAAGAAGTCACGCTGTTTAATTTTTTGCTTAGGAGTATCTTCTTTTTTCTGTATTGACGCTGCTGTAGGTTTAACTGAATTAGCAGTTTTAACTCCAGAAGTGTTCATAACATTAAGTCTTTTTGCACGTAAACGTTCAATATTTCTTTGACCAATAAGTTGCTCAAGAACATCTTCTGGAGAATCATCCATAAGTCTTGACATTTCATCACGCCACTCTTTTTCTACAAGCGGCATAACGTCTTCTGCGGTCACATCATCAAAACCATTATTAATAGCCCACAACATAGAATCGGCAATGCGTTTTACAATATGTCGAGATTTGGGAAGTGTTTTATGTGAATCAAGAGCTTGTTCAATTTCAGTTTCAATTTGTGCAGCAGCTTGATCTTTAAGTTTTTCAAATTGTTCTGCTTCCCTTTCAGCTTTAAGACGATTAGCTTCTTCTCTAGCAGCTTGAAGTTCTGCTTGAATACGCTCACGCTCTAGTTGCTCCGGAGATTTTTTCATTTCTTCAATACGTTGTTGAATACGCATTTCAGCAAGTTGATCTGGATCAAGTCCAAGTTCAGCTAATACGCTAAATGGATCTTGCTTAAGACGGCTAACTTCCGATTCATAAAGTTTTTTAAGATTAGCAGCTTCTTGCATTGCTTGACGAGCAGCAGCTGAAAGTTGCAACTCAGTTTTAAGAGCATTCTCATCAGAGAGATCAATTTTTTTGTTAACTATTTTCCCATTAACTTTTAATTGAAATTCTTTAATAAGATTTTTAACTTCTTTTTCCGACGCACCATTAGCAAGAGCAGTTTCAACTACATCTTGTAATTGCTGATCTGAATTTGAAGATTCTAATCCCTCTTCGTTAATAGTGTTCTCCACTACTTCAGGATTGGTTTGCTCTTGAATTGATTCTTGCGATAAAGACTCGTCTGACATAACTTTCCTTTTTGGCTATTTGTATAAGCCATAAATGACTGTCCCGTAATTGGGATAAGTCTATGAAACTTTTTTTCTTAGTCTTTTAAATCTAACTTTACCAAATTGCCGATTTTCTCGATTAGCTTTATTTTTATCAGCAATTGCTTTTCTTTCTTCTAAGGGTGTTAGCTCACTCCAAGTTTTAGGAGTTTCTTTTGACACACGTTTTGCTGGACGACACTTAGCATCGTCTTGTCCTTTTTCAGAACCACATTCAACATATTTTCCATTACGCAGCTTTTTACGCCATTTTTCAGCGAAACCAGCGCTTCAGTCCAGACTTAGACACGAAGCACCCCCTTTGCATTGTATCCACAGTTTTTTGGTATTTTTCTAAAACCGTGAAGATTGTAATTATTTAAAAATTCAAATTGTAGATTTCTAAAAGTATGTCTATTACCAGATAAAACTCTTGTGATACAATTCATTCTGCATTTTAACTTTTTAGAAGCATCTTCAACAGATTCATAAATAGTACCTTGACTATCTATTATTTTTTCTATATGATACTTCTCAATATAAGCAGCTTTATCAAGTTTTTTTCTATATTCAGGGTTATTTTTAAATTTAAGTTTAAGTCTTTCCGAACAAGCTTTTTTATATTCTGGGCATTTTGTATGTTTTAAATGATTTTCTCTATAGGAAGGATCTTTCCACATTTCTTTAACTTTATTACTTAGTCTTTCTCGTTTTTCTTTAGTCTGATGCTGTCCTTCTCCACCGTGCGTCATATTATATCTAGGTTTAAATTTTTTTATAAAATACATTTCCATTTCTTTTAAACCTTCTCTATCAAAACAACATAAGATTGGCTTAAAAATAAATGCATTAAATCCATGTTTTCTAATAGCACGACCAAATATATTGTCTTTTTTACTTGTATGAAATTTGTGATCTGATAATCTTTTTTCAAAATCTTTAGTCATTCCAATATATACAAGTTCATTGTTAAATTTATAAACGGCATAGATAATCATCGATAGCCTCCACCACGTTTACGATAGGTGCGCACAATCCACGCTGAAGCATATGCGGAAGGCCAATCGTCCCCAAACTTAGCTTTTGCTTCTGCTTTAACACGAGAATATAAGTCTTGATTAGTAGGCACAGACCCACTAGAAGTTTTACCTTGCACTTTCTTTTTTAGTCTTTCAAATGCCATTTTTATTTTTTACTTACTTTTTCTTTAAGCTTTGCAAAACGTTTTTTAGGTGTTGCTTCGATCATTTCTTTTGCAACTTTCTTAGGAACTCCAGTGTCTGCTCCACCAAGAGTTGCGTACATTAGACGTTGTTGAGATTTTGATTTTATTGGCATAATTATTTCCCCTTTTTCTTTCCTTTACCTTTTTTAGTTCCGCACGTACATTTACTCATTATTGGTTCCTTATCATCATTTGATCTGGAGTTGTTGGTTGCTCCGGTAAAATTGTTCCTTGACCTGCCGGTTGAGCTGGGGATGGTAGTGGTCCCATATTTTGTTGAACAGATACTGATTGGGCTTGGGGATTTTCAAGTAATGGAGGTATTTGTTCTTGTCCTTGCTGCATTGGCTGTTCTGGCGCTACTGTACCTAGAGCCGGAGGAGTCCCTGCTGGAGGTCCAAGAGGTTGTTCTCCTAACATAGTAAGAATATTAGCAACATCAGGATTAGAAAGGATATCAATGTGCTCTTGGATATGGGCAAGTGTTCGTTGAACAAGCTCCGCATCCATACGTAAGTCAGGATCAGCGAGAACAGCCTTATGCTCTCTAATATGCAATGAATGAGCATCAGTGAGTACAGCCACCACGGGAGTTGTACCATCCACAAGCCGCTCTCTTTCAGCTCTAACAAGCAAAAGCTCCTTGTTTTGACCTTCGGTCATGGTTTCAAGTTTACCCGTATTAATAACGGAGATGTACTGTTCTGGAGTTGTAATAATACCCATTTGCATCATTTGAGATGCCATTTCAACACGCCCAGCAGTTGTTTGTGCTAGAGCATTACCCGCGTCAACAATAACACGAGTTATGGATGATAAGTCATCGGATGTAAACTCTTTCATGTAAGTTACATTTGACTTACCAGCAATAGCCGCAACACGAGGTGTTCTGGCAAAAGTTTTAAGAAGCTCCACAACGTTAGTTCCAACATCTTCAATCAACTGGATGTAGGATTGCTGTAGTCCAGAAATAAACTGCAGAGCTTGAGATTGAATTAATGCTAGAGCATTACCTGATTTAAGTTGAGACTCTGGATTACCTCGTGCGACAGAATTTACGCCTGATATAGTCTCCATCGAAGACTCTAGCATTTTCAAAAAATTAAATATTTCAGCAGGAGTTGATGTTAAGTTTAAAGGTCTTGGGGGTTGAAATCCGGGATTACCTTGAATAAAATTAAGACCATCGGCTACTTGTTCCATTTGTACATCTGAGCCGCGTTCAACATAAACATTCTGCACTCCAAATGCATTTTGGTTAGTCATGATAGTTGAGTAAAGAGAATTTACTGCGTCCTGAATTGGCAGAAGATCAAACATTGCTGTGTAACTAAATGGAGTACCGAGAATATCTCGGCTTGCAATGCGGAATATTGGAAGATTTTTATAAACAAGAACTGTATCTTCTAGCACAACGTCTGAATCAAGATAAAGAACATAGCGACCTTTTGGAAGCGATTCTGTAGGCTTGTGAAAGAATTCGTATACTGGAACATCAGTTGTTTCGTCATAAGCTGACATTGTAATACGAGTTGTATTTAAGTCAGACTTAGTTTTAAGAGCTTTAATCTTCTCAGAGAATTCTGGATATTTGGCAATTAAATCATATTTATTTTTAAAGCTTCTACAAAGTTGCCAATCATGATTGCTGTCAGATTTTGTTGGATCAAAAACTACATCAAAAGGCGACATAACAGTGAAAACAATGTCACCGCTGTATAATGGAACTCCAGCTCTAAGTTCAACTTTTTCGCCATTTTCATCAGTTTCATATACAACATTGCCGTCTGCGTCGTATAACTCAAATCCATTTTCATCAACAAGCGGCTTATATTCTGGCTCAATAAAATCATAAATTTCACCAGTAGTAGCGTTCCACTCCATTTTAATATAGCCAGAACCCATAACGATAGCGTATTCAACCGCTCTTTTAAGATCTTGTTCAAGACGCTTATCCCTCATGTAATATTCTAAAAGACCATTAGCTAAGTTTGTTTGAATCTGAGACTTTACATCTGTATTAACAGAACGAGCTTGGAACGATGGGCGAGTAGCTGTAACCATAGTTAGAATGTGACTAGCAATGTTACCGTAATGGTTCATTGGTAGATTTACTAACTCGCCAGTCTCACCGCCAAATGTAATGGCGTGACCGCCTTCATAGAAAAAGCCATAGTATGCTTGCCAACTACGCTTAATCTTGTCTAAATAATCCGTTGAAATAAGACTATTGAACCAAGCATCAGATTTTTTTTGCAAATATAGTACTAGCGTTTCTTCGTCACTTGCTGCAAAATACTCGTCCTTGTCATAATAAGCCATGTAAAAAATCCTTTACTTTTCTAATAGATAAGGGTGTTATTTATCTTTTTTCTTGCCCCAAGTCAAACTTTTAAGCCATGATTTCGCTGACTTATCTTCCAACTCCTCTTTTTTAAGACGAGATTGAAAAACTCCTTGGCCAGAAACTTCCCCATATCCCATTGGGTATGGATTCTTGCTTTTAATAACATTTCGGTGTAGGTATATAATAGCAGCAAGGGCATCTGCGTGACCACCTTTAATTTGACCTGATGGAGAATCTTTAAGTTTTAAAAAATTTCTACGATTTTTATCCCACCTTGCAAACTTCATATGGTATAAAGTGTGGGTACATCTTGGATGAATAACTACTTTATGTTGAGATAATGCTACATCCAATGCATTGATAGCCGCTTCTCTATTATCTTTTCTAGTAGGGATAAATGTAATTCCATGATCTCTTTGTAAGTCTGTCAACATAATTAAATTGTTATTATCCGCAATTCTCATGTATGGTGGCATTACACTTTCATCTATTGGATTTGTCCAAAGCTCTTCTTCTTTCTTTCTAATTGCCTCCGCAACACCTCTAGTATTTACTTCTTTTCCAAATATAAGTTCATCTTCAATAACAGTAGTTGCGTTTAAATAATCATAATAACCAAATAGTACTGCTGTTAAATCGCTACCCCCAATATCCATAGAGACATACGCATCATAAAATACTGGACGAGTGTAGTCTGATCTTACTATAACTCTTTCAACATCTGAAGAAAAAGAAGGTAGAATAGAACTATCTGCACTTCTGACAATTTCACACATATACTCACGACGAAAACCAGGATCTTTTTCCCCATCTGGATAATCATCAAGAGCGTCTTTGATAATAGCTTCTGTAAACTGTGGATTATCAAATATAGTAAATACTCTAATACGACCCTCAGCTTGATATTTTAAAGCCCAATCTTGGACAAATTCATGATCTTCATAGCGAGATGGAGTAGAAACTAAAATTGTTCTACCTTGGGTTAGTTTTGTTGTTGGAGCAAGAACTGAACGCACTGCATATGTTAAATCGTCGCAGAAACCAGCCTCATCCACAATATTCAAGCTAGAGTTACCACCTCGAATATTTTCAATATTTCCATTATCGGAACCGGCCATTTGAAGCTCACTACCATTAGGAAATTTATAAAGTAAGTCAGCCGCCATAAATACCGGGCGTAAGTGTTTAGGACAGTCTTCAAGAATTGTCTTCATGATTGGCAATATATTTTTTTTAGCTGACTTTTGTTTTGGAAAAACATACTTAACAATTGAGTCTGGATTTTTTAAACAAGTTTCAATTGCCATAGTTAAAGCAAGAAAACTTTTACCAAGACGACGAGCACACATGACAACGCTTATTTTACTTTTATCTTCTAAAATACCTTGTTTTATTATTTTTTGAGGGCCGGTAAGTTTCCAATCTAAAACTCCCGCCTCCCATAGCTGCTCAATGGCTTGCTCTCGCGTAACTTCTTTACTCATTTTTTATCCACAATACTAAGCAACTCCGCAACTGATTTAGCACCTTTTTTCTTATCTTTTTTTTCTTCAGCTGGTTTTCCGCGAGCTAATAGCAAGTTTTTATGTAACAAGTCTAATGCTTTTATGTCTTCTAGTGTTAAAATTCCAGCATCGCTAGCAACTTTAAGTTTATGTATTTCATTTATACAAATTGCCTCTGCTTCAGAAACATTAGAAATTTCTTCTTCTAAATCATTATCTTTAAGTACAGAACGAGCTTTAGAAAGTTCTAATTCAAGCTCAGCAACTTTCTTTTTAAGTCTTTCTATTTCTAAACTATCTAGTTCTGGATAAGTGCCCATGTCTTGCACCCCTTAAAACTGAATCTTAGGTTTATCTTTAGGACGCTCCATAACACCTGGAACTCTAGCCATTGTTAAACTAAATTTGGCAACATCATCACGAAGTTGAGTAAGTTCTGATTCAGCTTTTGCTTGAATATTTAAAACTCTAGCGTCTGTTTCTTTTCTAAGTTTTTCAAGTTCGCTTATAATGTCTGGTTGTTCTGTACGAAATAAGTATTGTTGATAGCCAAATAATAAAGTAGAACATACAAGACCAACTGCAGATGCTAAATTAGTAGGTTGAATAATTGCAATAGTAGTAAAAGTAAGTAAAAGAATAGCTGGAAATGCTTCAAGTGATTTTTTCATAAATGTCCTTATAAGTTAAATATTTAGAGCCGAGTGGTATCTAAATAGTTACTGTCACAATATAAGGGTGTTATTTTTTAAGCATGGACTCTAGTGCAGCTCGTCTAGCTTTAGACATACGCTCATTCTCTGGAAGTTCTAGAGCTTCTGGAGATTCTACTTCATTAAAATATCGCTGTAGATTACTACGTCCCATATTTTCTAAGTTTAGCTTAGATGGTTTAAATGTCCCTTCTTCTGACCACTTTCCACCTTGCTGAATAACTGGAATATTGTACATAGATTGATCGGAAAAAGTAGGATGATTTGGTTTTTTATATGTATCTTCTAAATGCCCTAAATCTTTTGGGTTATATTTTTGATTTTTAAAATAAGCAGGAAGATCGTATTCTTGTTCATCTAAAGATACATCTCTATTTTGAAGTTTTGACTGATAAGCTAACCAATCTTTATAATTCATAGTTATTTCCTTAATAAAGACTCTAATGCTTTGCGTCTAAGCTCTGGACTAGCTTGTGGATTTTCTATGCTATAATCTTCAGAACCCTTTTCAGGACCGAGTGAATCAGCTTCACCAAGAATAGGCAGTGCAGAAGCTGCGTTGGCTTCTCCCGACATAGCAGCAAGTCCTGCTCCTAAAGCTGAACCGATGAGAGGAATAGATTTAAACCTACCTCCTCCAATACTTTCTAACTTTTCTATAAACCCAAGTCTAGGTTTACCTTCTGAAGTTGTTCCTATTTCTTTTATTTTATTCCCATACTTATCTTTTAATTTATCCCAAATTTTATAAATTTCTGGCTCGTTAGCATCGTCCATCTGTATTGGAATTTTACTAGCCAGTGCTTCATGGGCTTTATATCCAAGCCCTTGCCCTCTAACTTCGGGATTTATATAAACACTTCTTGTAACATCATCGCTATCTAATGCAAAATGTCCCAGTGTTTTATTGTTTTTATCTGTTATATAGTGAGTGTCGTAGTCGGGATTAATTCTGTAGTTGTATTCTTTGTCTTTCCATGGAATACCAAGTCTTTGTGCAGCATCTTCACTTATATGTTCTACTGAGGGGGTTTTACCTTTTTTTACTAAATCATCTAAAGCCTGAAATCTAAATTTATTCTGTTTTTCAAATTGTTTATTTTGTTGAGACTGATATTCAGGAGATGCTAGTATTTCTGCCCACATTTCATCTTCTTCAATTTCCTTCAACGATCTTTTATCCTTCATATTATCTTCCCATTAGCTTTTGTAATGCTGCTTTGCGTAGTTCTGGATTAGCTTGTGGGTTTTCAATTGCAGCATCCTCTTCACTTGGACCGAGAGACTCTAATCCACCTGGAATAGCCATATCCATTGCAGCAGCGGAAGCGTCTGGACTAGATAAAGCAGCTGCCCCAGCAGCGGCTGTTCCAATAATAGGAATGGCTTTAAATGTGCCAGATTTAAGATAGCTTTTTAAAGCACCTAATCCAAAAGAATCAGCATCTCTAAGTTTTGGTATTCTAGCATGATGACCTTTAGCAGCAATTTCATACATTTCAGTTGGATCTATCGGTCGATCTAGTTCCTTAGCCGTGTCATAGGCTTTTTTAAAATCTAATTGGGATTTTTCTTGTGCTAGTTCTTTCGGTAATCGATATTTTAATATCTTATCGTCGTATTGATGAGCACCTTCATGAAAAGTTGTAGCTAATAGATCTTTTATATCGCTAGGAGAAAACTTAGCTCTATTTAAAATTATACCAGACTTTTTAGGACTATAAGTTCCTAAATTTCCTTTTAAGAAAGGATCTTCTTTTTCTGACAACAATTTCAAGTTTGGTTCAAGTTCTGGATATGCTTCTTTTAAAGACCTGTTTAAAAAATCCTCTGCCTTGCCGACACTAGTAAATCTATCTGGGACTGGCAATCCTGTGTTTTTTAAAAACTCATTAGCTAATGCTTGTTCTGCTATATCTCTTGCTTGTAAAGCCTGTGTCCCAAGAGCTTTATCGGGCATAATTAGATTTCCGCTAGAATAATCTCCAACAGAGAGTTGCTTGACATATTTTTCTAAGGCTTCTTTTTTTAAGTCTCTATTCATTTACTACCACTTCTTACAAGACCAGTAGCCAGCCTTAAGTTTTGACTTTTTTTCATCACAGGAATGGCGAGCACGAAAATTTTTGCGTCTTTCTGGATTATATGACTTGTCTGGCATGTTTGGATCACCAAACCGCACTATCTTCTCTTCTCCGCCTTCACATCCCTTAACAACCCATGACTTATTTTCTCCAGAGGTTCTTTTGGGGGAGTTACAAGATAGCTTTTCTTTTAGGCTAGACCAACGTTTCTTAGCCATATCAATCCTTATACTTTTCTTTTATGGCTTCGTATCGAGCACGTTTCTTATTTTCCAATCTCTTCAAGTCTTCTGGTAGTTCCTGCTCTAATTCCTCAGATTCAGTAGGCTCTCTTTCCTTCCTACCATTCATTATAGAGTAAAACAAGTCTTCCAGCAAGTTGTCTTCTATTTTCTTCATATCCTATAAGGGTGCTTTTTGCTGCTTCGTGCATCAAATTCGCACCTGAAGCTATTTGCTAGACAAACATCCTGTTTTATGCTAAACTACCGTTTATGCAGGTTATATAACCCCCTT